GCGACCGGCGCCGTGGCGCTGCACCGCGACAACATCGTGGGCGCGCAGTACCGCCTCAACGCCAAGCCCAACACCGTGGCCCTGGGCGTCGATGAGGAGTGGGGCGATGCGTTCCAGATCGTCGTCGAGTCGCGCTTCAACAACCTGTCCGACTCCCAGGACTGCTGGTTCGACGCCTCGCGTAAGAACACCCTGACCGGGCTGGTACGCCTGGGCATCGGCAGCTTCCTGATGTCGGGCGAGGTGCTGGCCACGGCCGAGTGGATCAAGGAGTTCCGCCGTCCGTTCAGCACGGCCATGCAGATGATCTCGCCGGCACGCCTGTGTAACCCGAACGATGTGGCCGATGACCAGTTCCTGCGCCGGGGTATGCAACTCGACTTCCGGGGTCGCTGCACCGCGTATCACATCCGCAACGGCTACTCGGACGACCCGTATGGCTTCGTCTATCGCTGGACCCGTGTCCCGGCCGAGAAGCCGTGGGGCCGCAAGATGGTGCTGCACATCGTCGAGCAGCTGATGCCTGAGCAGAACCGCGGCATCGCCGACATGGTGGCTGTGCTCAAGCAGATGAAGATGACCAAGAAGTTCCAGGAGATCACCCTGCAGCAGGCGGTCGTGGCCGCCACCTACGCAGCAGCGATCGAGTCGGAACTGCCATCGGGCATGGTCTTCGAGCAGATGGGCGGCGGGGCTCCGAACTTCGACGGCCTGAATGATTACCTGGCCAACTACATGGACCAGCTGGGCGCGTACCTCAACGCGTCGAAGAACATAGCCATCGACGGCGTGAAGATGCCCCACCTGTTCCCGAACACCAAGCTGAACATCAAGTCGCTTGGCACCCCGGGCGGCGTTGGCGATTCGTTCGAGCGTTCGCTGCTGCGCCACACCGCCTCGGCGCTGGGCCTGTCCTACGAGCAGTTTTCGCGGGACTACAGCAACACCAACTACAGCTCGGCCCGGGCCTCGATGGGCGAGACGTGGAAGTTCATGTCGGCGCGCAAGAAGATGGTGGCCGACCGCATCGCCATGTTCGCCTACCAGCTGTGGCTGGAGGAGGAGTGGAACGCCGGCCGCATCCCGATCCCTGCAGGCAAGACCAAGGCATGGTTCTACGAGCCAGGCGTCAAGGACGCGATGTCGCAAGCCACCTGGATCGGTGCAAGCCGTGGCCAGATCGACGAGCTGAAGGAAACGCAAGCTGCTATTCTGCGGATCAAATCGGGCCTGTCGACCTACGAGATTGAATCCGGCCGCCTGGGTCTCGACTTCCGCGAGATCTTCCTGCAGCGGGCTCGCGAGGAAAAACTGATCGCGAAGCTCGGCCTGTCCTTCGCCATGGACGCCGAACAAACCGCCAGCGGGGCCAGCGCGCAAGGCACGCTCAAGGACAACAAGAGCGACCCGAAAAACACTGACGATGACGAGGACTTCTGACAATGCCGACCCCTTTGGCGCTGGCCCGGCAAATCGCAACTCGCGTGCATTTGCGCGACATCATGATCGCCCCGCAGGCCGACTTCGCGGCTGATCTGGTGCAGCTGTCCCAGGCCGACAGCAACAACGAGAAGGCGCGCGTCACCGAAGCCCGCATGGACCTCGTCGCCATGTACGGGCTCGACGGCTACACCGAAAAGCCGTTCGCCTTTGCCAACGGCATCGCGGTCATTCCGGTGCACGGCAGCCTGATCAACCGCTTCACGCACAGCTGGGGCTTCATCACCGGATACAACTTCATCCAGAACCAGCTGCGTGCCGCGCTCGACGATGACGACGTGAAGGCGATCGTATTCGACTGCAATAGCCGCGGCGGCGAGGTCAACGGGCTGTTCGAGACGGCCGACGAGATCTACCTGTCGCGCGGCAAGAAGCCCCTCGTGGCCATGGTCGACACCGACTCTTATTCGGCCTGCTACGCCGTGGCCAGCTCGTGCGATCGCATCATCATGACCCCGAGTGGTGGCGGTGGCTCGATCGGCGCCATGTGCCTGCACATCAGCATGGAAAAGATGCTCGACAACTTCGGTGTGAAAGTGACGCCGATCTTCTCGGGGGATCACAAGGTCGACGGCAACCCCTACAAGGACCTGCCCGAGGCCGTGAGGCTTGACATCCAGAAATCGGTGGACGAATCTCGCGCCAGCTTTGTGTCGCTGGTGTCGCGCAACCGCTCCATCGCGGAACAGGTTATATTTGACACCCAGGCGAGATGCTATCGGGCGACCGAGATGCTGGAGCTGGGATTGATCGACGACATCCTGACCCCATCACAAGCTGCAATTCGCTTACTCAACGAGCTGGATAGCTCACCCGACGACATCGAGGACGATTCCATGACCCCAGCAGAACAACTTGCCGCCGCTCAGAAAACCATCGCAGCTCACGCTGCAGCACCTTCTGCCGAACAGCTGGCCGCAGCCCAGGCCCTGGTCGCCGCTCAAGCCGCTGCGCCGGCCGCCCCGGCTGCCGCTGCACCTGTAGCCGCCCCAGCTGCTGCCGCCGCTCCCGCAGTTGCTGCACCGGCCGCCAGCACGGCCGCTGACCCAGCTGCCGCCCAACAGGCCGAACGTGCTCGCTGCCAGGGCATCATGGGCTGCGACGAGGCCAAGGGCAAAGAGACCCTGGCCAACCACCTCGCCTTCAACACCAACATGAGCGTGGATGACGCCAAGAAGACCCTGGCCGCGTCGGGTCCTGCTGCCCCTGCTGCCCCTGCTGCTGCCGCACCAGCCGCTGCGACCGACGGTTTCAAGGCCCACATGGACGCTGACGTGCAGCCAAACGTGGGTGCTGATGCCGACCCGAGCAAGGCGCCTAACGGCCAGGCCGAGAACCCTCTGCTGTCGGCATATGCGCTGGCCAATGGCAAGCCGCTCGGCGCGTGATAAAGTTCATCCCTGACTGACCAGATCCTTCGAGGAAAAACCCATGCCTAACGATATTGCAAGCGGCGAAACCGCACTCGGTACGTTCACCCCGGTCCAGCTGTTTGCCGGTGAAGCGCCGATCATCACCAACGACTACGAGCTGACCGCCAACGTGGCCAAGTATCAGATCTGCCAGCTCGATGCCACCGGCAAGATCGTGGCTGCCGGCACTGCCGATGCTGTCGGATACGTCATCGCCAGCCAAGCCGGTGTTACCGGTGACCGCATCGCCTTCTTCGAGGGCGGCTTCTTCAACCACGAGGCATTGAACGGCTGGCCGGCTGGCGCGACCACCTTCGAGGCACGCCGGGCATTGGTTGGCTCCAACGGCACTCTCAAAATCGGCCGTCTGGTCAACTAAACCCGTTCCGGTGGCGCGGTCGGGAGGCCGCACCCCAAACCCATCATGGAGAACTACACATGGGTCCGTTTGATCTGGTAACACTGCTCGGCGTACTGCGCGTCACCAAAACCCTGCCGTCCTTCTGGCTGCAATTCTTCCCTGACGAGATGACCTTCGACACCGAAGCCATCGCGATGGACAAGATCAGCGAAGACTACCGCCGTCTGGCTCCATTCGTGGCGCCTAACGTCCAGGGTCGCGTGCAGAAACAACGTGGCTTCAGCACCGTCAGCTACACCCCGGCGTACCTCAAGCCGAAGGATGTGGTCGACCCGAACAACAACTTCTTCTCGCGTAGCGTCGGCGAGTCGCTGGCAACCGGTAGCCTGACCCCGGAACAGCGCTACAACGCAACCGTGGCCAAGCTGCTGGTAGAGCAGAAAATCAAGATCGACAACCGCCTGGAGTGGATGGCGGCCAAGGCGATTCAGGATGGCTCGGTTACCTGCGATGGCGTCGACTACCCGCGCGTCACCATCAACTTCAACCGTGACCCTAGCCTGACCCGCGTGCTCACTGGCACCGCGCGCTGGAACGACACTGCGGCACATCCGCTGAACGACATCAAGGCGGCCAACCGTGCCTCGAACGACCTGTGTGGTGCGACCAACCACCAGATTATCTTCGGCACCGACGCCTTCGACTCGTTCGTGGCCTGGATCCTCGCCAACGAGCTGAAGCTGATCGACACCAACTACCGCGGTTCGCAGACCAACCTGGCGTTGATCACCAACGGCTTCGAGGGTCTGGAATACGCCGGCCGCGTTCAGGGCCTGGCCGGTGGCGCTGGCTTCGACTGCTGGATCTACTCGGCGAAGGTGACCCTGGAAGACGGCACCCAGGAAGCTCTGCTGGCGCCGAACCGTGTCATCGGTGTGTCCAGCATGGTGGCCGGCGTCCAAGCGTTCGGCGCCATCAAGGACAAGAAGGCTGGCCTGCGTGCGCTTCGCTACTTCCCGAAAATGTGGGAAGTCGAAGACCCAAGCGTCGAGTACCTGATGACCCAGTCGGCGCCGCTGATTGTGCCTCGCGTCACCAACGCCACCTGGTCGCTGACTGTTCAGTAACCTGCTAAGCTCGCCTCACCGCCGCGCCTTCGGGCGCGGACTCATTTGAGAAATGGAGATCCACCATGCCTAAACGTATCCCCCTCGGCGCCATCGGTGTAACCCGTGACGGCAAGACCGTCTACCCAGCCATCGGCACCGCCACTACCGGCGAGCCGTTCGACTTCACCGCCGACGAGCTGGCTGAGATCGCCAAGCTGGAAAAGGCCTCGGGCAACACCTTGGTGCGCAAGCTGATCGTCGAAGACACCTCGGGCGCTGACACCAGCTACCAGTCGAACGACGACACCAAGGTCATCCTGACCCTGGCCAACACCAAGAAGGAACTGCAGGCCGGCGCTACTGCTCGTGGTATCGAATTCGTTGAAGGCGACTCGAAGGAAGTGTTGCTCGAAAAAATCAACACCTTCGACGCCGCTCAGTCCGGCGAAGACGAAGACCTGTAATGCCTTTTGACTTCGGCGCCGCCAAGAAGGCTACCCGCCAGACCGTTATGGAATTTCTCGGGATGGACGCCTTCTACACGGACTCAGCCAACACCACACCGGTCGCCATACGGGCTCGCTGGCACACGAAGATTGATCGCTTCGGTGACAACGGCAACCTGGGCTATGCCGAGGTGATCGAGGGTGTGTCCCGCCTGATCCTACCCGTGGCCAGGGCCCGGGAGATAGGCGTCAAGCGCGGCGGCGTTGTCACCTTCCCACAGCTCGACGGCAAATCCGTGGTGCTCGAAGAGATGGAGCCGAAGGACGGGCCGATCGAGGAGATCTGGACGGTATCCTCGGCATGATCGAAATCGAATCCAACCCCTTCCAGGGTCTTGAGCAATACTTCGACGGGCTGCCCGGTATCACAACCACGGCGGCCCGTATTGCTTTGAACGACACCGCGCGGGGGCCGGCACTGAAGCTGGCGCGCTGGCAGATGAACCAGGAGATCAACTTCCCGAACGGCTACCTGAACAAGGACCGCCTGTACGTCGATCGCCTCGCCACCAACGCCAACCTTGAGGCGGCCATCTCGGGCCGTGACCGCGCCACATCGCTGGCCCGCTTCGCCACATCCGGCACAGTGGGCAAACGCGGCGGCATCACGGTGCAGGTTGCCAAGGGCAACAGCACGCTGCTGAAGAAGGCCTTCCTGATTCGCCTCAAGCGCGGCCGACAACTGGACGGCGCCAACTACAACGTGGGTCTGGCCATCCGCCTCGGCCCGGGCGAGACCATCCAGAACAAGACCATCCCGCACACTGCCTCGGCCAGCCTGGGTAACGGCGTGGTGCTGCTCTACGGCCCATCGGTTGATCAGGTCTTCAAAGGCGTGGCCAGCGACATTTCCCCGGATGTGGCCGATGAGGCCGCCACCGAGTTCTTCCG